GGCTGACGTGCTATGGCGCTCTGACGCGAAGTCGATTGTTCACCGGATTATCTGGTTTCTTCTGGACGTTGGTGCGCCTGGTCACGTCATGCAGCACGGGTGGCAGCTTGAGGCGGCTCGTCAGCTAGGTATTCACCGCATAACGCTGCGCCGTCAGATTGAGATTATGGTCGCTGCTGGTATTCTGTTTGAAGGCGAGAAAAAGGGCGAGGTGATGCTTAATACTGCCGTGTTTTCTCGTGTTGCGGACAAGTCAAAACTAAGAATGATGCGGCACAACGGGAGAAAATTTTGACTGAGATAGAGCAGATATGGTCTGACCACTTCGATACGCTCAATGAAACTGGAAAGGTTGCGTTTCTTCTGAACCTGAAGCGTCTTGCTTACGAGCAACAAAACGATTTGGCGAAAAAATCACTAAGGGAGTTGGCAGAAAAATGGGTATCGACTATACCACTATCGGAATAATTCCTGCGCCACTGTCCAGCGATAAGTATCCTGACATTGACGGCTTTGACTCACAAGCCGAAAGGCGTTTCTTTTTGAAGCTGGCTGACAAGATGATTACGAAAGCCGTGTTCCTGCGAACTGCCGGACTGAGCAAGGAGTATCAGATTCTTGAGGAAGTTGACTACAAAGGGCATCACGAAATCATGCTCAAAATCCACGACATTTACAAAACTTGGCATGGGAAAGGTGCGGCGCCTAATGACAAGTTGGAAAAATTCGGCTCAAGAACTAATCTGCCATTGGCGAAAAGACTAAAAATTATGGTATTCGGGCTGTGAGTACGTTTAACCTGAAAAACTTCTGGGACTTTTGTTCCGCGTTGCGTGTCGACACGAAGGAGTTGGGGGAGGTAAGTCTTGCGCCGGACAAGGTTCTCGGCACACAAAAATACTTCATTGAAGAGATTGCAAAGGGTATCAACGAAGGGTGTCACTACTTTGTCATCCTGAAAGGTCGTCAGTTAGGCATCACGACAATTAGTATTGCGCTAGACCTGTACTGGTCGTTCAAGCACAGTGGTATGTCCGGCTCAATGGTTACGCATACCGAAGAGGCGCGGGAAATGTTTAGGGCAACTATCGAGTTGTATATGGCATCCCTTCCGGATAAATGGAAAGTTCCTGTCGACAAGCACAACCGGACTCACTTGATTCTGAAAAATCGTTCGAGATTCTCGTATCAGGTTGCTGGAACTCGGAAAAATACAAAGCTCGGAAAGGGGCAGGCTCTCACGTTCCTGCACGCGACTGAGGTATCTGAGTTTGGTGACGAGGAAGGAATGGCTTCGCTTGAAGCTTCGCTGGCTGAAGAGAATCCAGACCGGCTATTCATTTTTGAGTCGACCGCCCAAGGCATGAACCACTACTTCGATATGTGGGATAACGCGAAGGCGGCTCAATCACAGAAGGCTATCTTCATCGGATGGTGGCGCAATCAGTTCTACAAAAAGAAGAAGGGGACACCTGAGTATCGGGTGTACTGGGACGGCAAAGTTTCGCCTGAAGAGCGCAAGTGGATTACGGCAATCAAGAAGCTGTATGACTTCGACATTGACGATGAGCAGATTGCGTGGTGGCGCTGGAATATGTCAGAGAAAACTCGCGACGAGCAGTTGATGTACCAGAACTTTCCGCCGACCGAAGATTACGCTTTCATTATGTCAGGCTCGAATTTCTTCAACAATGCGCGGGTGACTGACGAGTACAAGAAGGCAATAAAGATTCCTGCAAACAACTTCCGTTTTGTCTTGCGTGAGAATTTTGAGGACACGGAATTGAACCAGTGTTCTGAGAAAATGCAGAACCTGAAGATATGGGAGTTCCCGAAGGCGGGGGCGCATTACGTCATTGGGGCAGATCCTGCTTATGGCTCGTCAGAATGGGCGGATAGATTCTGCGCGTCAGTGTACCGGTGCTATGCGGACGGAATGGAACAGGTTGCTGAGTTCAATACGCCGGACTGCTCACCGTTTCAGTTTGCGTGGGTTATCTGCTATCTGGCTGGCGCGTACATGATGAACGATAAATCAACCTGTATGCTCAACCTTGAAATTAACGGCCCAGGGCAAGCTGTGCTCACTGAAATGAACCAGTTGAAGCGAGTTGCGGCTAACACTCAAACGTCCGCTGCACGAGGGGTGTTCAACATTGTGGCGAATATCCAGAACTTTATGTACAAGCGTCAGGACTCGTTTGGCGCTCCATCGGCGTATCACACGATGACGAACACGAAGGAAAAGGAGCGTATGTTCGGAATGTTCAAGGATGGGTTTGAGCGAGGCATGATTACCGTCAAGTCGTCCGGCTGCATTGATGAAATGAAGGGCATTGTTCGTGAGGATGGATTCCTCGGCGCGCCTGGTCGTGGCAAGGATGACCGGATTGTGGCTAGTGGATTGGCTACAGTGACGTGGCTGGATTACGTCAGGCTTCGTCTGGTTCAAACGGGGCAGACTAAGGCTCAGTGCATTCGCAACGAGTCAGCCGGAGAGCAGGGGGCGGCTCAGAAAACGGTTTCAAATTACCTGAAGGGTGTCGGTCTTGGACAATGACCCGCGTTATGACACGTCGGTTTGGTCGTCCGATGAATGCCGCCAGCGGATAGAAGCGTATCGCGGCGTTGTTCACCGGCATCTTCCGGTGGCGGGTCTAAAGAGCAAGCGCATTGTCTTGTGGGATATTGCGATACTTTCTCGGATTGCCAAAGAGCAACTTGCTCGCTGGAGTGTTGGAAACTTTACGTTAGGCAGGGTGCGATTGGCTCGGCTTACCAGAATAATCCGTATGTGCGATGCTGGCCTGATAACAAAATCTCAATACGGCGCGTACCATTTCCATGATGAGCCGAATATCAGACCTGCAATTCAATTGAAGGTGAACGTAAATCTTACAGGCGGGATAAAATTGTCGAACATATCAAAGCCGGTTTCTCAAGCAGGTATGCCGGACTTCTCAACGATTTTTAAAGGAAAATAAAATGGCTGTGACTCACGATTACAACTGCTTGGCACACGGGGTGTTCAAAGATAGCACGACTGGGCTTTGTCCTCATGGCTGCGCAAAGGAAATGTCGAGCATTGCGTACCTGAAGCCTCCGTCTTTCCACGGCGGGCGCACGGCTGGTATCGACGCGACACTTCGCGGCCTTGCTCAAGACCACGGCTTGACGAACATGAACAACCAGAACGGAACAGGTGCGGCGTATGTCCAAGACCAAAGCTTTAACAGGGCGCAAAATGACATGCAGCGACAAATGATGTCAGGTCAGACGTTTGCTTCGGGGCTTGGTAGCGGGGATAATGCGATTCAAACTGCAATGCAAAGCGGCGGCTATCAGCCAGGCAATGCAATTGAGCAGGTAAAGCCGTTGCTCACTCAGCCAAAAGTGATTGTCGAAGGCAGTTACAACCCACCAAAAGCGTAAAGGAAGATAGGCGATGTTAATCCCAACAGAAGCGGTTGAAAGAGACTTTTTTTTCGAGGACTTGATAAGAAAATGCACGGCTTCGCAACATGACAGGTCGCAGGATTACGCTCTGTTGAGGCATTATTTCCTTCACGGCAGGTCGCCAGAGCAGGCTGAAACCCCGTACAACAAGATTTTCTCGCACATTGATACGCTTACCGCGTTTCTTTTTGCGTCTGAAACAACAAAGTTCTCAATCCATATCCAGGAGGGTGAGAATGAGATTGAGTATCCTCGCCTAAATCCTCTCAATCGAGCAATGAACAATATGTGGCTCTCGACAAATGCCGACCAGGTGTTCTCTCAGGCGCTCACATGGTCGCTCGTTTACAACTCCATGTTTATCAAGCTTCGTGTTGACGGATCTAGCGTCACTCCGTTTACCGTTGACCCCGCCTCGTTTGGAGTTCTTCGCGAGGATATGTCCTTCACCGACCGTCAGGAGGCAATGGTTCACAGCTTCTACACAACGTATAGCCAGCTTGAGCGCGACTTGGCGAAGCACCCGCAAAAAGACGCAATACTCGCATCTGTGGTTGCCAGCCCAACATCAACACAGGAGGTTGACGGTCTGTCTCGTTTGATTATGACGGCTACAGCGCCGAATGTAACGGGCAACGTGAATTCAGTTATGGACTTGCAATTGGCGTACACCCCGATGGTTGACGAAGAGCGCATCAGGATGCACGAGCTGTGGGTATGGGACGATGAGATTAACGACTATCGAGTGGTGACGCGCCTCGATACCGGCACGACAATTTACGACCGCAAAAATTTCTTCCTGAAGGGCGAGAATCCGTTCATTCAGATATGCGCCAACCCCATGTACTCATACTACTGGGGAATGTCTGAAGTCGGCGGCATGACCGGTCTGCAAAAGTGGCGCAATGAACGTGTCGAGCAGATACGCAAGCTGCTCAACCTTCAAGCCAACCCGCCCACCAGCATGACCGGCTGGCAGGGGATTATGGATGAAAAGCAGTATGCCGTATTCTCCGAAGGCTCGTTCCTGTCCACTGACTCAATGCAGGCGAAGATTGAGCGCCATGAGCCAAAGCTGCCTGCTGACTTGTTTAATGAGATTCGCGAGATTGACGCTGCTTTCGCGGAGCGTTCTGGATTGCAGAATATCTTGATGGGTAAGGGCGAGACTGGGGTTCGTTCTGGCAGCCAAACATCTACGCTGGCGAAGCTATCCAGCGCTCGTATCAAAAAGCGCGCACTTGTTGTTGAGGACGCTCTTGAAGCTATGGCTACGCTGTACCTGAAAATCATGCAAAAGTATGACCCGACAATCTATCAGGACGCTGACAAGAATGAGTTTGTTGCTGACCAGTTTACGAGTTCTTTTGTCGTAAAAGTTGACGCTCACTCAAACAGCCCTTTGTTTGTCGAGGACGCTAACGCTCTTGCGTCTGAAATGCTGCAACTGAAAATAATCACGCGAGAACGGTTCGTGGAGATTATCTCGCCGCCTGACAAGGAGTTGATTATCAGAGAACTGAAGGTGATTGAAGCGAAAGAAAAAGAGGCACAGGAAGCGGCTCAAAAAGCAGAGCAGCAAAAAAAAGGTTGACGCAATAATTTAGATGGGTGTAGAGTCACGTTTAAGGGTGTAGCTGCTCCCTTCAAAGGTGGCTTGAATCCCTAACCGGAGGTGTACCATGGCTCGCAAAGCTCGCAAGCACGCTCGTAAATCGAAGCGTAAGTAACAATAAGTCGTCCGTCAGCGACTTATTCAATACTTGCAAAAAGCATTTTTCTTGAGATTCTTTTTTCAAGTAACGATAGGTAAACTGATATGTTGAACAACTTACAACCAGGGCAGTCCGTAGGTCATCAGACCGTAGATAATTTTTTTGTCATTTCTCGCGGAACGGTCGGATTAAATTCTTCCGGCTACAGCGACGTTTTAACTTACACGTCACCAACTGTTGCCTCCGCTGTTAATGCCTCGATTGCTATTCAGACTATCAGTTCCTTGAACGGGGTTGTGCAGAACGCTCCTGCTGGTCAAACAATCGGGAATGTCGACTTTTTTGGATCAACCACAAATGGCTTGGCATACGCGGCGAATATTGACGTTAATGCACTTGGCGCGTGGACTCCAACCAGCACCCCGACGCAATTGGTTTTAAACGCAACTGCGTCAGGCTCAACAATCCCTGTTCCGGCTTTGCTTACCGGTACTCTAGCAACCGTTTCGGCGGGCAATATTTACGGAAAGTTGACTGTCGCTGCTGTAGCTACGGTTGGCGCAGCGACCTTGACGGCTGCTCAGTTGGTGGGCGGCGTTATTCTCCGTTCCGGCTCAACAGCGGCTTATACTGACACGACCGACACAGCGGCAAACATTGTTGCTGCAATACAGGGTTGCCAAATCGGTACTGCATTCCAGTTGAGAATCACGAATACTGTTGCGTTTATCGACACGATAGCTGCTGGCGCTGGCGTTACGCTGGCTGGCACGACCGCTATTGCCGCTTCGACTTACCGTGACTTTGTTGGCGTAGTTACCAACGTGGTAACTCCTGCTGTAACTCTCACCGGCACTGGCTCTGGTACGCTGTAATGGCACTTGATAGCTACAATTCCAAGTCGGTAAACACGGAAGGCAATAAGCCTACGTTTTCAGCCGTCATAAACGACTTCAACACGTTTGCGGCGACGGCGACTGACTTCTTTGCAATCCAGAATCCGGTTGGTAGTGGCAAGGTTATTCGTATTACTGAAGTCCGCATGAATGGTGGCGCAACAGCAGCCGTTCTTCAGGATATGTATGGATATATTCGTACCGCGCTAAATACTCTCGGAACATCGGCGGCAGTTTCGATTGCCAAGCATGACCAGAATGACGTTGCGCCGGTTGCTTTGGCTCTGAAGTACACAGCTAACCCGACTTTGAACGGTGTTGCAACAATTGTTCGTGGGGAAACTTTTCTCGCAACAGCTCTTGCCATTCCTACTCCAGCGCCGACTTCTATTGTATGGCCTTTCGGTGTTCGTCCGTCACGCTGTCCAGTGATTCGAGCTGGCCAGCAATTCTCTTTATCGAACAACGGTAACGCTGTTCCTGCCGGTCTGCTGGTTTACGCAACAATTGAATGGACTGAAGAAAATGCCTGATAATATTCCGCCTGAACTAATGGCTCTCATGCAAGGTGGCGCGCAGCCTGGAAGTGCTGGCGCTGTTGGAGGCGCTGCACCGAATTCTGCGCCGGTATCTTCGCCTATGTCGAATCCTCAACCAAATGAGGGCGAAAAACAAGCGGCAATGTCGCAGGTTCAAATGGCGGTTGACTTGCTTGAGCAAACACTTCCTCCTTTCGGTTCTGAAACACCGGAAGGCAAGGCTATTCTGTCTGTCCTGAAGGTTCTTTCGGCTACGTTTGGCGAGAAAAAAGACAAAGCGAGAGGGTTGATTCCTTCTGAAATAATGAACCTTGTAGCCAGTTTGCCGAAAGGCGCTGGACAAGGCGCACCGGCTGGCGCTCCACCAGGTATGCCGCCAGGTATGCCACCAATGCCAGGCGGTATGCCTCCTGGCGCTCAACCACCAATGTAAAGGGAAAACGCCATGAGCGACAATAGCCTGTTTCGACCAAAAGCATATCCAGCACGCAAGATTACCGACACTGCATTGCAGAACGGGGCTTGCTTGAACCCACCTCGCATGAGTCAGATTGGCGGCTTGTCCGGTCTGCACAAGACGGGCGGCGTAACGCGCAACAACCTGACTATCAAAAAGCCAGGCGGCACTAAGTAATTCTGTTTTCATTGGACATAGGGGCTAAAAAATGAGCGACAATAGTTTAGAAGGAATGAGTCCAGACGCGATTGCGGGATTGGCGATGTTGGCAAAAGGCTTGTCAAGCAATCCGCATACCCGCAATCAGTTTTTGCAACTGACGAAGGCGGCGAATCCGAATATGTCAATTCCAGAAGTGGACTTGCCGTTTCAGATTAACAACGCTATCTCAGAAGAGCGAGGCAAGCGCGAGGCTCTGGAAGCAAGATTGCGCGAGAGAGATATTCGCGATAGCGTCATATCAAGGCGGCAGGAAATACAAAAGTCGAAAGGCTTGTCTGACGCTGACATTGCTGACGTTGAAAAATTGATGCTTGAAAAAGGCATCACGAATCACGAAACTGCTGCTGACTTTATGCTGTCGCAACGCCAGTCGGCAAAGCCAACTCCATTTACCGGATACGGCTCGCACAGTATGCCAGCGGTTGATACAAAGAGTTTCGGCGGGAATATCAATCAATGGGCGCGGAACGAAGCC